AACAATCCGCAAAAACGGCAAAGAAGAAATAAATGGCTGAATCCCCCACCCCGATGACTGCAGAAGACCTCAAAGCCTGGATTGCTGGCACGATCCAAGACTCTGTGGACCACATTGACGATGAGGTCTCACCAGTCCGTGCCTCTGCATTCCGGTACTACCTCGGTGCCCCGTTCTCTGACAGTGGAGACTCACCTGCAGAAGAAGATGGCAGATCTCAGGTCGTCAGTCGGGAAGTCCATGATGCTGTACACTCGATGCTCCCCTCTTTGATGCGGGTCTTCTTCAGTCATGACAAATCCTGTGAGTTCATCCCACGAGGACCTGAAGATGTCGCAGGTGCCGCACAAGCCACAGAGTTAGTCAGTTGGTATTTGGAACAGAGCAATGCCTACAGTGTCTTTGCAGATGCCATCAAAGATTGTCTGATCAAGGGCGAAGGCATCATCAAGGTTTGGCACGAGACGCAGTACGACATTCAAACACGAGAACTGCAGGGCTTGGACGAGCTGCAGATCGGTCTGTTTGTGCAGGAAGGATATGAGGTTACGTCAAGCGAAGAGTTGGAAGATGCTCCAGGTTTGTATTCGGTCGTGCTGACGAAGCGAACTCCACGGGGCAAGATCCGGCTGGAGTGTCTTCCACCAGAAGAATTTTTGATCAACAGAACAGCTACCTCCTTGGATGATGCCAAGATCGTCGCGCACCGACAACTGCTGAGAGTCGGAGACCTGGTTGAACTCGGCTACCCCTACGAAACGATCATCGAGTACAAAGGATACGAGGATGATTTTAGATCAAACGAAGAATGGAATCTGAGGCACCCGAACTGGCGGGAAGAGGACGACACCGACAGTGACCCTAGCAATCGATTAGTCCAGTACGTTGAGAGTTTCGTGCGTGTCGATGCCGACGGAGATGGAGTGCCGGAACTGCGGAGGATCTGCACGATCGGCAACGCTCATGAGATCATCATGAACGAACCTGTCGATTCTCACCCTTTCCTCTTGATCCGCAAAGATCCCTTACAGCACACCTGGAGAGGCATGTCTCTCTATGATGAACTCGCAGACATCCAACGGATCAAGAGTGCAGTGATGCGGAACATGCTGGACTCTCTGTCTCTGTCCACCAGGCCAAGGATCTCCTATCTGGAATCTGCTGTGGACTGGGAGGATCTGGCGAATGACGAGGTCGGGGCACTGATTCCAATGCGACAGGCAGGCGCAATCCAGATGCTGGAAATGCCCTTTGTCGGAGCAGCCGCATTCCCTTTGTTGCAGTATTTGGATCAAGTCAAGGAGACCCGCACAGGGATCTCCAAGGCATCCCAAGGTCTTGATGCCGAGCATCTCCAGTCCACCACGAGCATTGCCGTTTCAGCAACACAGAAGGCAGCCCAGGCAAGGTTGGAACTGATCGCCCGAAACATTGCCGAGTCTGGTTTCAAACCGTTGTACAAGAGACTGCTGCAGCTCACCTTGTTGCACATGGACCAACCGACCGTCATGAGACTGCGAGGTGAATTCGTCCAGGTCGATCCCCAGAGTTTTGCAGACTACGATGTGCTGATCACCCTCCCACTGGGACGAGGATCTGAAGAAGAGAGACGCCAAGCACTGCTGGGACTGCTGGAGAAACAGGAGATGCTGATTGCCCAGTACGGACCCATGAATCCGATCGTCGGACCAGAACAGTATTACCAGACTTTGCAACGTCTCTTTGCAGATCAAGGACTGGGTGCCGAGGCAGGATCATACCTCCGTCCTCCACAGCAGATGCAAGCTCTCTTGCAACAACAAATGCAGCAAGTGATTGCACAACAGAACGAAGAACCAAAACCCTCACCAGAGGAGATGCTGGCTCAGGCAGAGATCCAGAGGAAACAGCTCGAGGTTGCCCAACGTGCCGAGGAGATGAAACGAGAGGACGACAGGAAGAGGGACGAGATGGAAGCAGAACTCTTCCTCAAATTGAAGGAACTCTCCTTCAAGTACCAGCAACCGATTGATGCCTCCCCACTGCTGGATGCCCTGACCCGAAACCGTGAGCTGGAACGAGTGGACCAGGTGAGACAACAGCAGTTGTACGAACAGCAGTTCCAGGCACCTCAACCCCCACCAGGACAGATGCCCGCATGAGACCTCAGAGGTACGGATCTAGACGAAGAGCAGTACAACAACAACCAGGTCTGCTGGATGACTGGGAACTGCTGGACTATCTGGGTCTAGTTGCTCCCATGATGCCAACTGCCTTGCTTGGAGATCCTTTCAGTCCAATAGAAGCAATGGCAGGAGAAGACTCTGACATCAAACGATATCAACAGAATTATTTTGATATTACTCAAGGCAATCCTGCTCGGTACAAAGACTTGCCTATCTTTAATCCTGCAGATTATCCAGGGAAGACTATTGCTCCAATCAAGGCAGATTTGACGACTGGAGGGAAGACTTACACAGGGATTGACTCATCTAAGATTGACGATCCTGTCCCGATGATGGGTGGCCCTGAGTATGTGGTTGAACCTGGCAGAGAGTCTTTACTATTCCCTGAAGAGGCAATTGCAAACAGTAAAAGCAACACAACCTCTATGTGGGCATCAAGTCCTAAAAAAGCATTGTTAGGAGGGCAAAGTAAATTACCTCCAACAAAAGGAGGTGCTGACTTTGTGACTGTTCATGCACTTAGTCAGGATGCTCATAAATCTAATCAATCATTGATGGACAGCACATTACGGACTGTTGGTGCATATGTCCGAGATGGACGGATTAGTCCTAATGATATTGTAGAATTGAACAAATTGATCCGAGTCCAAGTGCCAGACTTCCCTGGGTTAGAAGACCCCAGTTCATATGAAAAAACGGGACAGATGACCTTTGACCAACGTGCAAAAATTTTGAACATTTTGGCAAAACCAGGTGCTGAGAAATACAACGTTCCGCCAATTTCAAAAATTTTAAATGAAACTCGAAGTGCGGAATTTCATGGAACTAGAAAGAATCAACCGATGCTTGTCTTGAAACCACATCGAGACGCACAAGGCAACTTGATTCCTTTACGATTAGGTCGAGACACAGAGGCACTGCACAACTCTTACGGTAAGGGGTTCGCAGGCGAGGTCGTTGGACGATTTGCAGCACCCGTTGCTCCAGATGCCTTGTATCCAGATTTTTATCGAGAAAAACGATCTGCAGGTAAACTAGACAAAAATATTGATTGGGAATTGGCCGACAGGTCTCAACCTGTTCAGACGATCAATCAAGAAGTGATCAGTAGAACAAGAGCAACACCTTATCAATATATACGCTCACCACGACAAGCAGAGTTGGCAATTGAGGCAGGTCTAGGAAAATTCCGAGATTCAAAGGCCAAGGTAGATGATGGAGGAGTTTCTCCTGCAGATTTTTCTCGCCAGTTGCGATCTTCTCCAGCATCTGCGGCACTAACACAATATTCAGAGAAGGATCTGAATAAAAAAATAAAATCTGGGGAGATGGAACTTTTCCAATTAGGCAAGGATTCTAAAATTGGATTCGGTCTGCAGTATGGTCAAAGTTATTTAAATGATTACGGTTTTGATTCTCCGGTTTTGTCTTCTGACGATGTGCGGATTGTTTCTGTGTTCAACAACGAACCTGGGGCAAGTGGGGTAGGAGGACCAGGCACAATGTTAAAGGCGTTGTCAAAAGGTGGGAATGTCCTTGATGCCTATGCAGTCCCAACACCAGAGAACCCGTCAGGGTTCCTTCCTAAAGTTTATGAAAAGTTTGGATTTTCTGAAGTTGGCAGAATCCCATTTAGTCGAGAATTTTTCATTGAGGACATGGAGAAAGCTGGAAAAAATGGGAAACAAGCGTATAATGATTTAGTAGAATTTTGGTTAAGCACTGGCTGGAATCCCACAATGGGAGAACCAGACATTGTGATCATGAAATATACTGGAGATCCAGATGTTAGATCAAACCCAGTCCGAGAATTTTTTGAACAGGGTCGTCTCGGTGTTAGGTCTGGAAGAACAAGGATCAACACCGCAGCAGTGGCGAGTGTTGGTGGACGAGTTGGAGGATTTGCTGGAGACACGGTCACCGGATCAAATATCCGACCAGATGATCCAAGGATCATGGAAGGTCGCAACCCACCTGCATCCCGTGGACGGTTCCCTGCGTTATTAGATGAGATCATTAACCTCTCCAATCAAGATGTTTACAATCTTGGCCTAGATAAGTACGACGTTAAAGCCCTTAGAAACAAATTAACTTCCTTGCTTTTTTAACTAAAAAGGCAGGGATTTTTGCGTTCAAAATTTAAGGAACCCATGCCCAACCCGATGAAATTCAAACCCTGTCCCACCTGCCCAGCACCAAAGGTCTGTGCAAAACTCGGCAGGTGTATCAAACAACAGAAAGGCAGAAGATGAGTGACCCTACAATACGCATAGGTGATGCTGCCAAGAAGATCTTGCAGGAAGATGCAGTCCGTCAGGCATTCGATGACCTGAAGACCTCGCTAGTCCAGCAATGGATTTCGGGCAAGACTGCCGAAGATCGAGAGCACTGCTGGTATGCGTATCACGCTGCAACCAACCTGCAGAACGAGTTGAACGCCCAAGTGCAACGGTCAATCCGTCGCAAAAAACAAACCTCTAAAGGAGACGAGTAAGAATGTCCGAGTACGCAGACTCCGTCAATGTCC